TCACGGTATCGACCAATCAGGTCTGCTTCGCTTGCCTTATTAGCAGCGTCGCCCATCTCAACATACTGTCCAAAATATCCACCAGCAACGATGGGTTGGGCAGCGTCATCCGACTCTTTACGAACAAAAGAAGGACCAGTTCCCTGATCCTTCTTTCTTTCTAACGAATAACCAAATAGTTGAGACATCAACGTGAGCGCAATTTCTTCTCTACTATTTAGTCAACTCGTAATTACTGCTCCTGTCCGTTACCTTGGTCGCGGTCAGTTGCGGGCACCCAATACTGAACTTGGAACTCAACAGTGTACTCTTCGGGAGTGTCATTGCTGTCCCATGCCAGGTCAATTGCACTGATGTTAGAGGGCCAAATGCCAACGAACTCATATGCAGCGGAGTGGGTGTTCTGACGAGTGAACTGACGAACATAAGCGTTCGCTTGATACTCGGCAATGCTGGTGGCGGTCTGGTGGTTAGCAGGCAGAGACTGCATCAGACGGGACCATGTTTCCAGTTTGCGGCGCAGACGGAAGTTCTCGTCATTGAGGACGGTAACTGTCCAGGGTTCAAAGGTTCTGTCACCAGCAATTTTCAGAGTACGACCTCTGAAAGGAACCTCAACCACACCCACGGTAGAAGCGGGGAGGTTGGCAGCCTTCACAAGGAAGGTGCTCAGGACAGCGGCATCACCAGGAGTGGTGGTGTCGTCATCGAGGGTGGCGTTGGTGTCGTCGCTTGTTGCTTGGAGCAGTTCTTCCACACGCTGAGGGAAGTACAGCTCCACCTGAAACTGGTTAGGACGGGCAAGTTCTCTGACTTGGTTGCGAAAGTTCAGAATTGAGAGTGTTGTTTGTGTTCCCTCAACCTGACCCGCTGGGCGATTAGGACTATCTTTTGGGGTAGGCATTAGTAAACTCCGTTATTCGGTAGTGATTGATGTGGATGAGAGAAGGGGGTCGCCCCTATCAAAGGGCGACCTCAGCGAACGATGCACCAGTTCTGGTGGCAGTAAATTGCAGAGTGATGAAGTTAATCGAGCGTGTCGGCTTCACGAAGATCTCTGCGAAGAACTCTCCACGGTCAATGGCATCAGCAGGGTTATTGCTTCTGTCACAAACCACGAGGTAGTCAATGATACCGCGACGGGACTGAACACCTCTCAGATAAGGATCAACGACGTTCTTGAATCCTTGACGTGTGAACTCATCGTTGAGTTCAAACAGTTGGGACTTAGCAGCGAGGCTGATTGCTTTCTCGATAACCAGGAACAGACGACGAACGTTGATTCTGTCGAATGCGGAGGAAGTTGCGAGAGCAGTCTTATCACCATAGAGAACAATACCTTCGCCAGGGAATGCAACAACAGGGTTGATGCGAGCGGCATACAGGCGATCTCTGTGATCTTTCAGAGGGGAGTATGCAAGTTTCACAGCATTACGGATTTGACCTCTGCTGAAACCAGCGGGGGAGTACCAGGGCTCTTGATTGAGAGCGGTGCTCAGAGTCAGACCTGCGATGTCTGCGTTCAGGGGCAGATAACGATACTTGTCGTTATACTTGTCATAGATGTACTTGTAGTTGTTATCAAATACAGCATAGGAGGAGGAACTCAATTGATTGAAGAAATCAATTGTCTTGTTCACAATTTCGTTGGAGTTAGCAACACCAATCACATTGTCACGCGGAGGCGAAATGAATGCCATGCAATCCTTGCGAGTTTCGGCAAGGTCGATCAACTTCTGTGCCTTAGCAACGGAGTCAACGGAGTTGCTCATTGCAGGACCCATGATCAGGTAGTCCACTTCCTCAGTCTCAGCATCGCTGAACAGATCGTAAGAATCGAACAGTTTGTCGCGCTGAGCTGTGTAACCATCAACACCACCAGCAAGACTGTACTTGACAGTAGCGGTGTTCTTGGAACCTACCAGAGGAATAGCAAGGACGTTGATGTTATTGGGGTCATCCTGCGAAACAATTGCTGCGTCATTCTTGAACAAGTCAAACTTGGTGTTAGCAGCAGCAACACCGAAACCACCATTAGCGTTTGAGTTTACGTCGAACAGTTTGGCAGATTCGTGAGAACCCCACCAGAGATACTGAGAGTTTGCCTTGATGACATCCTTATAGTAGATGTTGGAACCCTGAGCAGACTTAGCGTCAGATGCCTTGGAAACATCCAGGAACTTTTCAAGAATCGAACCAGGAACACCAGTGATGCCACCATCACCATCGAGGACGAGGATGTGCATCAGGTCGCGGTGACCACCACGATCTGCGGCATAAGCGGAAGTGCCAGGACGACCAGCGATAGATGCCCATCTCTGACCTTTGCCATAGATTCTGTTAGTCCAGTCATCAGCAACGGAGGTGATGTCAACATCAAGACCATTGTTAGTGGTGTTATTGGCAGTCAGAGTAGAAGAGTCCTTGATTTCCTGGTTGGCGACGAAAGACTTAGATCCTTCATCAAGGACAATCGCGCACTTACGCTGAATGTTTTTGACCACACCCTCTGCACTGTTGCTACCAGTAACTGTATCGCCAACAGCGAGGATACCAGAAGTTGTAACGTAGTCCAGGACGACTTCCAATTTGCGGGTGGTTGCGTCATAAGCAACGATGTCGCCTCTAACACCACCAGTGGCGTTACCAACGAATGTATTGCCAGCAACAAATTCGCCAACAAGAGTCGAACCAGTCTCAAACTCAATGACCATTCTGTAATCATATACTGTGGAGTATACGTTAGAAGCACTGACATTGACCTTCTTACCACTCTGCATTTCCCACTCAGAAACTGAGGGTTGTGCAAGATACAGGATTTGGTCAGGACCAGCGTCAGTCATGACAACGCGAAGGCTGTTGCCATACTTACCAGGAGTACGAGCAGCCCACTTCCAGTTGTTAGCGGCATTCTCTGTCGTTGCCTCGTAAGAATCGAGATTCTTAATCAGCGGAGCAGTAATACCAGTTGCAGTCTCTTCATTAATAGTGGTCTTACTGGCGGTAACCACTTGCAGAGTGATGGCAACACCATCAGTGTGAGCAGCAGCGGTTGTTCCGAGAACGGCGCGGGTAACTGTCAGACGATCGCTGCTGTTAACTGCACCAGCGCCAAGGGCGATAGCAGTAACCTGCATGATTTCGTCGTCAACTCTGACATAGGCGTTAGTTGTTACACCCAGAGTTGTGGCAGAGGCAACATCAACAGTAGTGGCACTGTCGGTCATTGTGCCGTTGTTATCCAGAAGGCTAGCGGTGCTGGGTTCAATCAGAGTGACAGAAGAACCAGCAGCGTGAGACACAGCGGCTGTGCTCAGTTGACCGCGAGTAACTGAGATATCCAGACCAGAGACAGCAGTAACGCTCAGAAGTTCCGAGTCGATCAAAAGAAGATCGAGAGCGTCAAAGTCGGTAGCATTAGCAACAGTCAGAGTGGTGTCAGTTGCACTCAGAGTTGTTTGTGTGAATTGAGCAGCGTCAATAGAGTTCTTCAATGCAGAGTTGTCTGCACGAACGACCTTGACAGAACCGCCATACAGCAGGAACTGTGCTACGCTAAACCAATATTCGTAGTTATTATCATTCGGTTTACCGAATGTTTCGATGAGTTGTCTTTCGTTGGAGATTGTTACAACCTCTTCAACGGGTCCCTTTTCAAAAGATCCAGCAATGGCACCAATGTTATCAACGGTCGCGTTGATGGTATTGGTAAGATCTCTTTCTAGGACGACAACACCTGGGGAAATTTGAGTAGATGCCATCTGGGGGGTTCTCCTGATAAGTTCAATCGGATGCTATTATTATTTAGAAAAACCCACTCTTTCACTGGGGAAACGTGACGTGAACACGCTACCAGTCAGGATATTCCCACCTATCAAATATCGTATTTGTCATGCGTGATGTGATGATTCTCAATACGGTGCAAGTTTTACATTCATATGAATATGCGCTAGGAACATTTCCTCTATCCTTTCTAGTTTTATAGAATTCATCGAGAAGATCTTTTTCTTTTCCACAAGATCTACACTTCCTAGTGGCGAGGAGCAAATGTTCTAGTTCAAATTCTTCTTCAAAATTCATTATCGATAATCCCACATATATGACATGTCACCATATTCACCAACAGACTCTGCGTTACTCCATACCTGACCTTCTGGATCGACAAAAGACTCTTCATCTAGACCATCAGAGATGAAACCAAATGGTGCCATGTCTGCTTCGATCTGTTCCTTTTGTTCCAAATACATTCGGGCACGAACATCATTGTCATGTAGTTCTCGGAAGTAGTCAGACGTTGCCAACCAAGAGAACATGACCAGACACATAGCAAGGTCGTCATTACATCCATCTTCTGCTTCCCATGCCTGACCCCTCTGGATGAACGTAGTCAGTTCTGCAATCACGTCGTAGTCACTGATGAGAAGTTTATCATCCTCAATCAACTGTTTCATGTTTGCACACCCAGTCTTCTTAACTGTGGTAGACATCTTGACACCCATCTGTGTCTTGTTACCAGAGAACCCCTGACCAATAACCTGTCCTGCCCTACCGCGCATAGCACACATCAAGAGGTTATCGTATTCAAGATCAAACTGTAAAATGTCTGCTACCTGTCCACCGATGTCATTGACTTCACAGAGCACATATGCATGGTTGTATGCTGTGGCAACTTGGTGTATGATATTGGGGAACAGCAGAGGTTTAATTGTGTTGTTCCTATACTTGGCAACCATCCTATATGGGATAGTTGTAGTATCAATTACCGTGAATGCTGAATAGTCTTTTGTTACACCTCTTGCAACGTCCACAGTAATCACATATTGATGCTCAGGTATAGGTTCTTCAAACACATCGAGACCTTTATTCCTAGTGATAGGTTCTTCATAAACCATCGTTCTCAACTTAGAGGCAGAGATGAGGGTATCAACCGATCCCAGAAACTCA